CATGAGAAATGCGAGGCCGCAGAGCGTGACGGGGGGGCCATGCGGTATAGTTCCGAGTTATTCGAGGGGGCGGTTAAAGAGTATTTTGATATGTACGTCGTGGACACGGCAGAATCCAAGAAGACGCAAGATGAGATATGGGCGGACATAAAGAGGGATATTTTTTACGGCGACGATAACAGTGCTGATTTGGCGTTCAGTCGTATTCTCCAATTTGAATCTAATGGTTTCGTATTCGAGGATTTTTATCCGAATGTTCAGGAGTACAGCTACCGGTTTATTTGGTGCCTGTACGCAGTCGTTTATGCAATCCAGCAATACGACAAGACTAAAACATAGGTGGTTACAATATAAAAAAGACTCGCCACGCACAAGGCAAGCAAGGTGCAAAAAAGTCTTAGGTAATAATTGATTCGGTCTGCCAGCAGATTAACGCTGCGGCGTAGCTGGACAAGGCAGGGCAGCAGTCGACAGAAACAGGTTGCAGAGTAACGTGGTTTTTGACCTGTATTAGACCCCCCGGTACAGGCTACTACCTTTGTAGTATGGGAGTATTTGGTGTGTTCCTACCCGCCACCACGTTAAAAAAAGGCGCTTAAACAGTGAAAGAAACACACTGGGATAAGTCGCCGCTGAGCGCCGAAAGGTGAATAGCTTGACAATCTTCCCCGATTCGTCGGGGGGATTGCGCACCAACTGGCAACCGAAGGTGAATGGGGTAAACAGGAAAGGAATAACATGGCAACGACAGAACAGAACGAAACCAGAATCTACGCAAGCTGAAAGTATCCAAAAAAGCTAAGGAAAAACCAAGAGAAACCAGTTAGTTGAGGCGAATAATGGTAAATGAACCACACATAAAGGCAAGGGCCGTTGAAAGATTCGGTCTTGCCTTGGACAATATGCAGATTCGCCAAATAGGAAAGGATATTCGATCTGGGAACGGGCAGTTTGTAAAGAAAAAGAGTAATAGGGTGTCAGTATGGGATTGTGTTGTTGATGGTGTAAAAGTTCGTGTCGTGTACGACAAGAAAAAGAACCGAGCGCTAACAGTGATAACGCCAAGCAGGACCAAATTCCAGAAAGGCAAACCTCAAAAGGTGATCCGTAAGCTAAAAAAAAGAAATGTATTCAATACGGGTTGTGGATAATTCGTCAGTTATTGAAAGGACAGAATAATGAAGCGAAAGTTGCCAGCCATACCTAATATGGTGCCAAAAAGGTATCACTATGAAATTAAGTGTGTGATGCAGCAGTTCCAGTGCGATATTATCAGGGATATTCTCAAAGATGGAGACCTTGACGACGAGGCTTTTTTGAAGGTAGCTGAGTTCTCAGATTTTGGAACGACGCCGACAGGTATTCTCAAGGTCATTAAAGATGTCCCTGGCAATGCAGTATCTAAGAGGCTTTATCATATCAGGCAGTTAATGAAAGAAAATGAAAAAGCGTCCTAAACGAATACAGTTCGATGGTTTTACGCGGTGGACGAATACTTGGCTTGGAAGCTTTAGTTTTCCGTGGTGTCCCAAAGAAGCCGCCAACGGCAGATATAGCGAAGACTACCGCTTTTTCAAACATGTTACATGCCCTCTTGTCGCAAGTTTTCACAAAGTAGGAGGGGAAAGAATCCGGGTACGAATAAAATTAACCTTTTGAGGTATAGTTCATACAGGCAGGAGCAAAGACATGAGCCGAGAAATAGAATTCAGGGCATGGGACCCGGACATGAATATTATGCAAGAACAGCCCTATATCTGTTGCTTAGGCGGCGGCGGGCAGGAAATTGAGTTTGCGGACGAGGACGGTAATTATCAACCTGCCCCTAATGCGATTCTTATGCAATCCACCGGCCTCCGCGACTCCAAGAGAACCAAGGAATTCCCGGAAGGGCAGAAGATATTTGAAGGGGATGTTTTTGAGGACAAGCAGGGCAATAGGAGTGTGGTAGTGTGGGACGCAGACGATTGCAAATTCGACAACACGGACATAGAAGATTATAAGTCATGGATAGCCGGGGAAATATCATTAGAGCCTGCCTGTTACTCAGAATCAGTGTTTGTATATAATGAAGTCATAGGTTCAATCCATACCCACCCCGAACTGCTGAAAGGAAACTGATGAGTGAATTAAAAGAATGCCCTTGCTGTGGGAACCAGTTTACCGTCAACTATGATAGTGATAGTGGCTGCGAGGCAGTGTGTAAGTGTGGCCTGGCTATGTGGCAACCGGACAAGGACAAGCTAATAGCTGCATTGAACCGCCGCCACGAACCGATAGCGAAGTTGTTGGGCGAAAACGAGCACCTCCGCAATACTATCGAATCCTATCGGCATGATCTTGATTCTTATAAGGTGGGGGATTTGCACAAACGAATTAAGGAGTTAGAGGAACAACTACAAGACGAAAAGTGTACGGGTTGTGGATACTGACGAATGTCCGTTTCAGGAGTAGTACTAATGGCCAAGACAACAAAAAAAAGGTTAGCCTTATCCAAAGCCGAGCTTGATCTTGAGCTTGCAAAGGTTTTGGGGCCGTGGAAACACGGAAAGTTAATACCAGAAACAGGCATTCGGCGGCATGAGCAATTCACAGGATTACAATCCCTCGATGTCTGTGAAAAGTGTGAAAAAGATTGGGAATGGTGTGAAGTACATCCCTGCCCCATCCCCAACCCCATAGACTCGGATGACTGGAATGTGGCTATGGAGTGGAGGGATTGGGTGATAAATGAGTCAGGGTTTGCGTGGTATGATATCTTTGAAGAAGTGGCGAGCACCATAACGGGTAGCTGCGATTGTGATACTTACTTCGCGTTTCGAGCGTCGCCCCGCGACTTCTTAGTTGTAGCCGTGCGAATAAAAGAACTGATAGCTGCTGCAAGGGCAAAGGAGAAAGAATAATGGGTTGGTCATTAGGTACAGATACAAACAGGTTAGAAGGAGACCAGGATATAGGCTACGGCATCATTGCAGAATGTGATGAGGCGGGTTGCACTGTTGAGATCGACCGTGGCTTGTATTTTGTCTGCGGTAGCAACCCATACGGAGAGCCGCACGGCTGCGGCAAGTTCTTTTGTGACGAACACCGCGAGTATGTCTATAATGATAAGGACGAAATGAGCCCGTCGCTATGTGCAGAATGTCAAAAGCGATGGTTACAGGAGAATAATAAATGAAACGATGCAGGGATTGTAAAAGTCGTAATAGTTATGCGTGGCGGGAATGTTCTTTCGGCAAGATTTGTGAGATGCATGACAAGACAATGTATTCTCCCAGATGGTACGTTCGATTCATGTTCTGGAGGCCAAAATGAAACAAGCCCTAATCCTCCTGATAATATTCGCCTGCCAAAACACATCATTAGAGCAGGCAATTCAGAACTACCAGGCAAACCCCAGTTTACAGGAATGGGGTGAATTTGTGCTGGGATATATGCTGGGAGTGCCGTACCCATACAAATCCAAACTCGAAGAGAGAACCGTGAAGTATTGGAACCCCCAAACAGATCGGTATGAAATAGATCATATTACAACAAGTGAAACAGTTTTTTATTCGCTGACCGATCTGTACCCAACCTATACCAGAAGAATATTCGATCCCAATTCGCTTGATAAGAGGCGCTGGATACTGGTTGACGGCATGTGGGTAAGTCGTCCTTATGACGACTATGAACTACCTGATCCTAACACAACGATGAATCGGACGGTGGAATTAATCGAAAAATACCCGGATGATACAGGACTGAAATCGTTGTTGGAGCTAATTAGATAGGCCCCGATCAATCTTCTTCACAGCATACCGAACCGCCTTCATACCCTCTTGATAGAAGGCATAGGCTCCTGCTGCGTGGACCAGATAGCTGTTGCGGATATATTCCATGCATGATTCAAAATCATAATTAGCCATAGATTCAGCCCGGAACAGGGCAAGCAGCCATTTCCGTGAGACAGTCATGGTTTTACTCCTTAGATGTTTGGTAGGCAATACCGAATAGTAGGTTGAAAATACCCATTAATAGAATCTCAACGCAGCTTTCGTGGTCGATAAAACTAAATATAAACCCGGCGATCATCAAGATAAGACCAGTAACAACACTAAGGTTAGCTATTTTACTCATAACAATTCTCCTTGACTCTTGCCCCTCATTCGGTTAGAATCGGGGCGGTCTTTTGAAAGTTAATAGAAACTTATTCAGTTCTACCTACAACCATTCTTGCGATAACATCCTCGATTGTGTCGGGCGTGATCGTATCATATTTGTCAGGCACGGCACGGTTGTCAAGATATACAACATCTTTGCCGCTCCAATAATACTGTGTTATTTTGTGCCCGCAAACAAGTTTCTTTTTATCAGGGGACATAATTCTACCTCCTTAAAATACACACCCCACGCCCTAACCGGGCGGCGCAGGATGTGCAGGGGTTAGTTGCGATATTTTTCGATTGCGCCAAGAAAATTGAGGTTGACCATAAATGTCTCTCCGCTTCTGTCGAGATAACCCTCATCGGCAAGAGCTTCAACTACCCATTCATCACCGGGAGCACTGGCATGGCCACAGAGCTTGACATATTCATCGAAAGTGAAGGGCGCGAAGTCGTCACCTTGAATGATAACAATATTGCGGGCGATTGTTTCGCGTTCTGAGTTCTGCCAAATCGTGTCCATGAAGCTGCGTTTTGTATTGTAATCCGACGGTTTTATTTCAAACTGCATAATTAACCCCTTAAACAATAAAAACCCTTGACGTTAGCCCGCACTAAACGTATAATGCGGGGTGTTATTTTACAAGTTCAGGGCGACTAAAGCTGCTCTGAGGGAGATACATAATGATTAAGTAATATGTTACCATTACGAATCCATTCATCAACGTCACAAAACGACGACGATGTTATAATTGCTGCCGCCCCCATGCCCTTGCAGTGGTTGCTTTCAATAGCAAGATGGGGCCTGAATACCATATCGCCCATTACGAATACATGGGTCATATCGGAACCAAAAGCCAATGCTCGGCCTGTTTCTTGCCCCAATATTAACCCACGCTGTTCATCCGCTTTTTGTCGCACGAAATTAAATGGAAGCGATAGGGCATGTTCACCCATTAACACTTTTGCATAATTCATTATCTAACCCCTTTCAAATAAAGACTAAGTAAATTCGTTCAAATAGACAGCTTCTGTCAAGCTATCCGCCATGTTTTGTAAATCAGTTAAGGTCCTTATATTATTGGCCCTGTACGCGATAACAATTTGTTGAGCAGTGAGATTTTGTCGGCGGCGTAATTCTTTTAAGGGGTATCGCCGTAAATGTCCAACCCAGTCATTCCTAACGGTCATAACAAGACCCCTTTCAAATGATAAAACATTTACGCAAATCAAGCGTTTTCAAGCAGTGTTTTGGCGGCGTCTAAGGTAATGTCATTTAAGACAGCAATAAGTAAAACGTCTTGTTGAGCTGTTACGATTACATTCCAGGCAACGGAATGGTGCCTTGCCCAATTATATATCGCCGAGCATCGCATTCCCATAGTTGCTGCCTTGTCGCCGCAAATAGTCATCAAATAAACATCCAACATAACAAGACTCCTTAATAAAACATTTACGCCCGCCCCCGCAAACACAGGAGAGGGAGTGAAGGCTTCAATTAAAGCCGAGAATCCAGTCAGTTGCGCTTTTCTCTGTTTCTAACTGGCTTCCCATTAGCAACATCACGCCTAAACTGAGGCCCATGTGGTCGCATGTTTCTTGATGTTTCGTCATATCAGACATCATAGATTTAATGCCGTTCGGGATATCTCCATTGTTGACATACTCCATTGCCCTATCTTTGCACCACTGTAAATGCTCGCTTCTTGTCATTTCTTTACCCCTTAAAAAAGTTATAGTTTACAAGCCCCGCGCCGGAGTCGAACCGGCGAACCGTGACGGGGCGGGAGGTTAAACGTTGGCTCTTAGTTTACTAAGGCAATCAATGCAAGTTGCAGTTGTGTTTTGTGAGTTGATTGCGGCTGTTGTTTTGTCGGCGAGCTCTACCTCGATGTCACAGTTTTTGTACGGTGGGTCGATATCTCGAATAATACGGGTTATAATTTCACCGTGCACGCTCGCACGTCTGAAATCGCCGCCGATTGGATAGTGGTTAGTGCGCCAGTATCCATAATTAGCCTTTAGTCTAATTGGTTCCATAATATCACCTCAAAAGAAAAAGACCCGCCCGAAACAGACTTGCAAGAAGTTCCGAACGAGTCTAATAATCAAATTTGGAAGGTTGCAAGCCATACTTAAATTATACCCGCGCCTCTTGCATTATGCAATTGCAAAAATAGTTAGACAATCGTAAGTGCAGTAAAAGCAAGCAGTTACACGTCAAAAATAAATAAAAAAGATTTATCTTGCAATCCTACCGTCAGTAACGTATACTACCTGTAAATAAACCATGACAAACGCGCAAACAAATCCAGACAAGACAAAAAAGGGTAGCAATATGAGTTGGTTGTTTGAGACCAAAAAAGCATTATTTGTCATTATCTGTATTATCACATCAGTAACAAGCATTTTTGCCCAAACCGAACTTGTGCAGTATGGTGGTTTTGCGCTGAATACGGACTTTCCAAATCTGATTACAAACGGGGATTTTACAGCATGGACAGGAGGAACACCGGACAGTTGGCAAGAAAATAAGTTTGGGGATGGGGAAGCCTCTCAAGTGGGAGCGGGAGAGTTTCAGGGCGGTGCCGGAAGCGGTGCTGTTAATATGTTTGGAAGCGGCGGCGGCGGCAACACTGTTAATATTGTTTACACCGGCAATGAGATAGTAGGGAGTACGCGCTATCATGTTGATTTTGACTTCTGGGCTAATGTAGGATCGGACGAGGGTGACATTGGTTATTTAGGGGGGGATAAGGATATAGTAAATCCTACGGCGGGGTCACGGCATTATTCAGTAAATGAAACCAGCGATGCAGCAACTACGACAATCTCCATTGATAGGGCCACTCCCGCCGCTGCTATTGATTTTACTTGGGATAATGTGTTTTTCCGTGAGTTTTTGTCTACGCCCTGGCTATTTGTCAATGAATGGGACTTGACCAGTAACACAGACGCTTCATGGCTTGCAACGAGCAATGACAGTACCCAGTTAGTTAGACAGCCCATTTCCAACCTCATTACCGGTAAACTCTATAAAGTGTCGGTTGTAGTGTCGGGAATCTCGTTTAACCAGGCGGATACATTTCTCAACATAACCTTGAATGAAGTTGACGGGGTGCAGCCTGGCTCGAAAGTCTATTCTAACGGCTCTTATACTTTTTATGTCGAATCGGCCTCAAGCGGGACAGGCATAACCTTTTCTATCGGCAACAGCACAATCGGCGATACCTGTACTCTTGACAGTGTGTCGATGGTGGACCCACTACAAGGGGTTTCAGGTGTGCAATACTTCACCGGTGGCGGCGGTGCGGTGGATTATTTAGGGGTTAACCAGGAAACAGGCCCCGGCGGTGCATGGGAGATATTATGTTGCCATAATGGACATAATTATTTCAAGAGCACCTCACAGCTACCGGACGGCGCGGGTGGTTCGTCCTTCTGGTTTATCTACTGGAACGGCGTGGATTCATGGATTCTATCCACTACATTAGGAGGAGCAAACGGTGCGAGTTACTGGAAAAGAACCGATCCAAGTGAATCAGGAGCATACACCCCGCAAGGTGACGCAGGCCCTCCGACAACACCGGGCGATATGAATTTCAGTAGTGGTGAAGGCAGTACAAGCGGACGATTAAGAGGTAGACGAAACAGATAAAGGATATATTATGCGAAAAAAGCTAATCATTCTAATAACTATCTTAATAGTAGCAGTTGTAGTTTACGCCAACACTCAGATCATCCCTCTCGACCTGACAGGCACAAGGGTTGACCCCGGCAACGTACAGACGGCAAGGCCTGAATGGGTTGTAATCGACGAAACAACGGCGGCGGGCACCGAACCGAACGATTTGGCGGTTACGGAGCGGACTTATCAATTTACCAAAGTTCAAATAGACGGAGCGGGCTCCGGTATCGACAAGGGTGAAATATCTATATTCGACATCCCCCGTGACTGGAATATTATCAGATTTAGGATTTTAGCTGAAGGTGGGGACACTGAAGATGTAGTCTATAATATATACGCCGGTACTTTAGGAGACGGGAACAGGGACATTGACTCCACTACGGCTGATTGTGAATTAGCCCTTGTCGGCACCTTGACAGCGGTAATAGGCACTCAGTCCTCAATTCATCATCAAATCACATTTACCAGTGGCGGTCCTTTTGAGCCTCTTGCGGGTGATATCGCAACAGGTAACAGTAGTGCAGAGACGGCGGTTGTAGTGTCTAAAGCGCTGTCGGGTGGTGCATGGGCGGATGGTGATGCGGCGGGAACCATCCAATATACGACAAAATCAGGTACTTTCACTAATTCCGAGACAATCTCGATTACAAGGGCGGGAACTACGGTAAGTGCAAACTCATACACACATGCCGCAAGCGATTTATTGACGTTCGAGATAGCAGACACCCTCAGTGTGACAGAATCGGATTGGGACGCTCCCAGCGGCTTTACGACAAAGAGCCCGGCTGGTAATAACAGGGTAGCCGTGACAAATGTGGACTTATTGGGTGCCGATGTAATAGTAGCGGTTCCCACTACAGCGGATAGCGATTGTAAGTTATTGGCAAGGGGGTATTGATATAGCAGCGAGAGCCTTAAATCCAGAACAGAAGCTGTTTTGTAAGTTTTACGCAACCGATAGAGAGTTCTTCGGTAATGGTGTGCAATCGTACATTGAGGCATATAATATACCTGCTGAAAAATATAATTCGGCGGGAGCATGTGCCAAACGGTTGTTAAAAGACGTTCGGATATTAACCTATATCAACAAGATTATGTCCGAAACAGGGTTTAGTGAGGTCTATGCAGATAAACAGCTTAGTTTTTTGATGACACAAAATGCTGAATTGCCTGTAAAGCTCGGTGCAGTAAAACATTATAATGAACTAAAACAGAGGATTAACAGAAAACTGGAAATTGCAGTAGATAAAGATACGGCGACACTTTTAGGTTTGATTGATGGTAGCACTAAAGGAAAACTCCCAAGTTCAACAGAGAGCGAAGAAGCTGGGGAATAGATACTGGCGATTGAATCACCTGTATTACCAGCTTGACGAGGACGGCAACCGGTTCCTGTTCAAAATGAACGCCGTGCAGAAGATTCTGTACTTTGCTTTGTGGTGGAACAATATTATCCCCAAAAGCAGGCAGCATGGAATCACGACTCTTATCAGCGTATTCATGCTGGATTCGTGTTTGTTCAACTCAAATATTCGCGCGGGCCTGATTGCTCATAAACTTGCCGACGCAAAGAAGATATTCAGGGACAAGATCAGGTATGCTTACGACAATCTGCCGAAAGATTTGCTGTCGTGTATAACTTTAATCAAAGACGATGCTCAAGAACTTCTGTTCTCGAACAATTCAAGTATTTATGTTGGAACGTCTATGCGGTCCGGTACGCTCCAGATTCTCCATGTATCGGAATATGGCTGGATGTGCACCCACGCCCCAAAGAAGGCTGAGGAGGTTAAGTCGGGGGCATTAGAGACTGTTCACGCAGGGGGGTTTATCTTAATCGAAGCAACGGCGGAAGGCCCGATAGGTGATTTTCCCGAAATGTGTGAAGCGGCGGGGCAAAAGGAACTGAGTGGGGCGGAATTAGGCCCAATGGACTATAGGAGGCATTTCTTCGCATGGCACCAGAAAGAAAGCAATGTTACTGATCCGAAGTATGTTGAGATTAGTGACAAACTGCATGACTATTTCGACGGTATTGAAAGGATATACAAGACGATATTAACCCCTGGGCAGCGGGCATGGTACACCGCGAAGAAAAAGACGCTCAAGCATCTAATCTATAAAGAACATCCATCTACTCTTGAAGAACTGTTCATGTCGGCGGTCGAAGGTTCCTATTACGCCCAGGAGGTAAGCGAAACAAGGGAAGACGGCAGGATAACCGTAGTTCCTCACAACCCCCGGTTCCCGGTTCATACGGTGTGTGATTTAGGGATTATGGTAAATACGCCGTGGATATTCTTTCAAGTAATCAATCTTCAAGTGCGGATAATCGATTGTTTCTGCCTCGATAAGAAAGATGATGCGCGGGGTGGTATGGCCTTCTATAAGTCTATGCTGGATGCAAAGAAAGACCGGTTCAAGTACAATTACGGTAAGTATTTCTGTCCTGCGGACGTGAGCAAGGAAGAGCAGGGGACAGGCCTTTCTCTCTATGAAACCGCCAAACAACAGGGAATTATTTTTACAAAACTGAAAAGAGAGCTAAGTGTCCTGGACGGTATAGAACGGGTTACGAATATGTTCCCCTCTCTCTGGATGGACTCGGAGAAGTGCCAGCCCCTGATTAAGGCCCTCACGTCCTACAGGAGGGAGTGGATAGAGGCATCCGGTATGTACGCTGAGAAGCCGGTCCACGACTCAGCAAGCCACTACAGTGACGCTATGAGGTATCTGAGCACTGTAATCGAAGATGAGCTGTATGTCATGGTAGACAATAACAGTGTGTCCGATAAAGATATACAGGACTGGTCCGAAAAGTACAGGAGGGTTGGGTAGAATGCGACAAAGAGTACCAGCCAAAACATGCAAAGATGTTAAATGTGAAGGCAACAAATATTCTTATCAAGGCGAGGAGTACAAGAGAAGGTCGTGCGAGTATTGTGGCGAGACATTGATTGATATGGTAGTATGGGATGTTGGATGAATATTGGGCGACTCGAAATCAAGACATGGAAAGATACGGGCAAACCAAAGTTTCGTGTTTGGTTTTGGCGGACTAAACGCAAGTCTCTTGACTATATGTGGATATTCAAGATATTATCGTGGCATACGTTATGGGTTGCATGGAGGGTTAGGTAAATGGCTAACAACAAATGCCACAAGAGATGCAGGCACCACAAAGACGAAGTTTGGTGGAAGGGGCGACCAGATTTGACAACGTGCAATGCTATGGGATATACGAATAAGCCCTTCTGGAGACCTACAGGGCCTACTAAATTAGGTGATCCGTGTTTTTTTGGGTTGATAAATAATGGCTAATGAAGCCAGTACAGTATCAGAATATCACGATGCCTACGAGATCAATGCAACGGCGTGGCGTCCTTTTCTGGAGCAGGCGGAGTTGGACCTGGATTATTTCCTCAAGGCCCAGCATGATGCCGAAGAAGCTGCGGCGGCAGACAGGCAGGGCAGGATACTACACACAATCGACAAGATAGGGCGTCAAGTCAATCTCTTACACGGTTATGAGATAAGGAACCGCCATATTCTCAAGATAGGTCAACAGGGTGCTTTCGAGGAGAAAGAGGACGAAGCCTGCAATCAGCATACGGGCGTGGTGATGTCGATTATGGGCCGTCACGGCGGATATGATGCGCTTTCCGAGGCGTTTAAGTGGGGTGCTTTGGTTCAGGGTTCCAACTTGATAGAGCAATGGCGTGACAGGAACGGTTTGATTCAATTTGGTCGCCTGGGCTGGAACCAGTTCCTGTTAGATCACGGTTTAACTAATCCCGATTTGTCGGACTGTCAGGATATTTTTACAGGACAGTGGATTTCCACGGAGAAAGCGAAAGAACTCGTTCCCACGAGGGCGGGAAAGATTGAAGATATACAGCCTTTGGTGACTTCGAGCCGATGGGAATTTCAGGGCACTCCTGCTATGCAGAACAAGGCCGAAAAGCGACTATTCGAGCAGTGGTGGCACAGGGAGAACGAGGAAGTTTCGGTTGTTCAGCATCGCCAAACCGGTGTCAAAATGACTTTCGATGAATTTAAGCGTGATTTCGCTGAGAATGACGACAAGGTAGCAATCAGGATACTTGACGAACTCCGCGACCAGAACAACACCCCGGTTTTAGTTAAATTCAGGGATATCAGGCCAAAAATCAGGCTTAGAATCCTTCTTGACGATCAATTTCTGTGGGAAGGCGACAATCCTACCAAATTAAGAGACTTTAATTATACATGGGTGCATGGCTTGTGGTGCCCCGAACAACCCCGGACCGAGTTGAAACTACAGAGTTTTGTCAGGGGCTTGCGCGACCCCCAGAGGGCTTTCAACCGAAGAATCAACCAGATTTACGATATAATTGAGAGCCAGATACAGAATCTTCGTATTGTAAAAAGCCAGCTTGTACTGAATCCAGAAGATGCTTATAAATCCGGGCAAGGCGTTGTGCTCCAAGTGAACGAGGCGGGCAAGGAAGTGCCGCTGGAGCAGATTTTCCTGCAAACTTCGGGGTCTGAGGTGCCCCAGTCTCTTTTCGCCGCTCTTGAGGCAACCGACAAGGCTGAGACGGAAGCTGGAGGGCTCAATCAGGAGATATTTGGCTCAGACGATAAGGACATCCCCGGCGTCCTTCATGCTTACAGGACAGGGCAGGCATTAACGGCGCAGGCATGGATGTTTCAAGACTTGAGGGCTTCTAAAAGAGACGTGGGGCGCAAGCAGGTTCAATTAGTTCAGTTGAATTACGATCCCCAGAGAGTCCAGAAAATACTCAATCAGCCTCCGGTAGAAGGTTTTTACGAGGAAGATTTGACAAGGTTCGACTGCAATCCAACCGAGGGACTTCTTACCGATTCGCAGCAGAATATGTACTATCAGGAGCTCAAAGAACTAAAACGGGAATTTCCGGAGGATACTCAAGGGATTATTACACTTGACATGCTGATTGAAGCCTCTCCGATGCAGTTCAAGAACCAGACCAAGAAAGGAATCCAGCAGGCACAACAGAAACAACAGCAGGCTATGCAAAAGGCGCAGCAGCAGGAACAGCGTAACGCTCAACTGCAAGAAGGTTTAACGGCGGTTCAGATATCTCAGGCTCAGGAGAACATTGCCGATGCCCAAGAGGCGAGGTCAAGTGCCATTCTTGATAACGCTAAGACAATGAGTGAAATAAATAAGAACAGGGCCGGAATGAATCAGGCGGCTTTTGATGGGTTCGTGAAACTGGTTAGTGTTTTGAAAAGTCAAAATACCTTAGCGAAAGGGACTAAATGAATCTGCCAAACACAATGCAAATTTGCGGCAAACAATACACTATTGTCGAGGAAGACAAAAAATGGGGCGGCAGTGGTGTGACGGGGAAACAACAAATAACTGTTGGTATGAGTGACGAACAGACAGCGGAACGCAAATTCGAGAACTTTATGCACGAAGTTATGGAAATGGTAACTTGCGAGCAACACGTACGATATGAAGCGAGTGATGATGAATCTGTTTTTGTGATGACTCATAAACAATTTAATGCGTTTGCGAACGGTGTTGCAAGCGCGATAATGCCTATGGTGAAAATATAGTGCCTCTCAAGAAGGGTAAATCCAGAAAGGCAATCGCCGCCAATATTCGTGAGTTACGGCGAACGGGTCGAAAGCGAAAACAGGCGGTGGCAATAGCCCTGTCAGTTGCAAAGGGGAAGAAACGTGGTAAAGCCAAATAAACAACCGAGAATTTTGTTACCGTCCAGTCCTACAGAGAACTTGGGCTCGGAGTTGAGACAGGAAATGTTAGCGGCCATGCGGGATGCGGCGGTGAAGCTTAACTGTCACCCCGAACAATTGAGACTTCAAGTGTGTGAAAAAGGCGGAAAGCCCGGATTCAATATCGAAAGGATACCCGATAGTGAAGGTTCTTCAACTTGAAATTGACGAATCTATCGTATTGCCTGAGTCTTGCGATAATATGCCGGACAGCATAAAGCAGCCGTTACTTGCTACGTTGACGCACGCCATGAAAGTATACGACTGCAAGTATGAAGATTTGACGTGGAAAGTAAAAATGTACAAAGGACAACCGGTTATTCATGTGAAGAAAAGATGAGTCCTCAACAGAAAAAAGCACTGATAAATGCAAACAAGTTACTCAAGGCCGCATGGCCAAAGGATAATCTACAAATAAGTTTCAATCTTGCGAAAACTCATAATAATGTAAATTATAACACAAAACAAAGCGGGATAATCCCTCCAAATGAACAGGCGTGAATTTATGAAAAATGCTGTGATAGTTGGTGCCGGACGCGACCTTGCCCGGAAGTGCCGGGAACACGAAGAAATTCTCGAATTGTGCGAACAGTATATTCGAGAGTTATATCTGTGGATTCGCGGTGACTGGCAATTAGTGGACTGGTCTATTGACAGCAAGGGGCTCCAGAAACTTGTAAAGTATATTGACAGCGACGATTCTAATATTATAAAAGCGTATACGCGCTGGCATAGCGCCGCCAAAGATGTTGCAGCTTCATGGAAATCTTTATATGAAGAAAACTGGGGCGGGAAGTTGCAGAACAATTACAGTAGTTTCAGTAAGGCGTGTTATAGTCTTTATGAGATGTTAGGGGAAATTCTCTACAGCATAAAATTGAAATCGGAACCTCCGAGGGGTTGGTAATGGAAAAGAACATAGATTTATCAGGCGTGTTATCGAAACGCTCTGGACTTGTGTACGCGATACTGGTATTCTTATCG